TTATGACGCTGCGGACATGGAAACGACGCCTTTTGCGGCTCAGATCGTTAGAATGCAGTGGAATAACTTGCGTAAAATGCAATTAGACGGGTTTTACCGGGATATTCCGGTACATCCTTCGCAGGCTCCTGCCACCGATACGACGGATACGGTGGATAATATTGACGGTATGCGGCCGTCAAACATTGATTATGACGTTACTTTGTTAGAATTTCACGTAGATTTGGAGCTTCCGGGCTTTGAGGATATGGACGAAGAGGGGGAGCCCACGGGGATTATGGTGCCGTATATTGTTACGGTGGCCGAGGATGTGGGTCAAATTTTATCTATTCGCCGGAATTATTCTGAAGATGATGAAAATCGGCGCAAAATACAGTATTTTGTGCATTATAAGTTTCTTCCGGGCTTTGGCTTTTATGGTTTGGGGCTTATTCACACCATTGGCGGCTTGTCTCGCACTGCTACGGCGGCGTTGCGGCAGCTTATTGACGCGGGCACATTGTCTAATCTTCCTGCCGGCTTTAAAGCCCGTGGGCTGCGGATTAGGGAAGATGCGGAGCCATTGCAGCCGGGTGAGTTTAGGGACGTAGACAGCCCCGGAGGGGCTATACGGGACAGTTTGATGCCTCTTCCGTTCAAGGGCCCGGACGCTACATTGTTTCAGTTATTGGGCTTTGTGGTGCAGGCTGGGCAGCGTTTTGCCACTATTACGGATATGAAGGTTGGCGACGGCAATCAACAGGCTGCGGTTGGTACAACGGTAGCTATGTTGGAGCAGGGTGCGCGTGTAATGAGCGCCGTTCATAAGCGTTTGCACTATGCTATGAAGAACGAATTCAAGCTTTTGGCGCGTGTAATGTCTGAAAGCTTGCCGCAACGGTATCCGTTTTCGGTTGCTGGCGGCGACCAAGAGGTTATGGCCAAGGATTTTGATGATCGTATAGACATTGTTCCTGTTTCGGATCCGAATATTTTTAGTCAGGCGCAACGTATAGCGTTGGCTCAAACTCAAATGCAGTTGGCGATGCAGGCGCCGGAATTGCATGACATGTACGAGGCGTATCGGCGCATGTATCAGGCGTTGGGTGTTCGGGATGTGGATAAAATCCTTAAACCGAAGCCTACACAGGAGGCTCAGCCCAAAGATCCGGCAACCGAGAACATTGACGCGTTGGATCAAGTGGAGTTGCGTGCTTTCGCGGGTCAGGACCACGAGGCGCATGTTATGGCGCATTTGGTCTTCGGGTCTTCTCCCATTGCGGCTCAACAGCCGGCGGTGGCAGTAGCTTTGCAAAAGCACATTATGGAACATGCTAAGATTAAGGCGCAGGAAACGGTTCAGGCACAGTATGCGCAGCAGTTAAATGCGCAAAACTTGACGCCCGAAATACAGCAACAGTTGGAAAAGTTGATTGCACAGCAAGTTGCTACGGAAATGCAGAATGTAAAGCAGCTTTCTGCGCAGATTGCGGGCGAGGGTCAGGAAGGCCCGGATCCGTTGGTTGCGCTCAAAGAACAAGAGATGCAGATCAAGCAACAGCAGGTTCAAGCGGACATTGCCAACGATCAAGCCGAATTGCAGCTTGACCAGCAGAAAGCGCAGAACAGATCGCAGGAATTCCAGCAACGTATGCAACAACAAGAGCGTATGGCTAACCAAAAATTGCAAGCAAGTGCGGAACGTGAGATACTACGCTTGCAAGCGCAACAGCAGCAACGGAGATAATTATGAAGGTAAAAGTAAACGGCGCCCCACCGGCGAAAGCCCCGGCCCCTGTAAATAAAGCGGAAATTAAAGGCCAAGGCAGCATCCCTTATGCCAAGATTGTGGATGAAAAAACGCCAAACACGGCTAAGGGCATTAAAACCATGGGCACTTCTCGCGGCATGGGCGCCATGTTACGTGGCGGTAAGTTTTCTTCTTGTTAGCGGTTTTGTTTAATGGAATTAGAGTCGCTTTGGAGTTCAGGATTAACCGCTGTTTTAGGTTTTGTAGTTTGGTGGGCTAAGGCGCAGCATGACGAGTTAAAACGTGTGCAAATTCTTCTTAATCGAACGAGGGAGGAACTTGCCAAGGAATATTCTACGAAAGTCGAGAGCAATACGTCCATCGACCGAGTTATTGCTAGGTTAGATGCTCTCGACGCAAAAATGGACAGAATACTAGAGAGATGATTTGCGCCCTTACTGCCATGTTGGTGGGGGTTTACACTTATGGGGACTTGTACACTGCGTGCATATACCGCTGCCCCCGAGAAGTGTCTTTCTTCTATTATCACTATCCGCGTGTTATAAGAGTACCATACGGGTATTCTTGCCCGCCATCTGTTAAGATAGGTGAACGCGTATGATTGAGGTATTAGCATTAGCCGGCGCAGTTACTAAATTAGCGGGCGGCATAAGCTCCGCGGTTCAGGCAGGCAAAGACTTAAACAGTCTTATGCCTCATTTTGGTAAATTGGCTAAACTAGAGGCGGATATTAATCTTGCTGAAAAAGGCAAGCATAAGGGCCCGTTGGGGCGGCTTACGTCTAGCGAGGAAGAAGGCTTTGCTATAGCGCAAGCTAAAATGGCGCACAAAGAAGCTATGGACACTCTTCGCAGCCATTGCATGTTGTACGGTCCTCCGGGCATGTGGGACTTGGTGGTGCGTGAGCAAGCCGAAGCAAGAAAACGTCAAAAAGAGGCGTTAGAGGCGCGCGCAGCCGCCAGAGACAGGTTGTTTTGGGGTGTTTCATTAGCGTTAGGGGTTACATTTTTTTTAGCGGGAACAGCAGCAATGATTTGGGGCGTGGACAAATTGGCAAATGGCTGATGGTACGAGTGGCATAGGATCTGCTCCTTTTAACGTGGGAAGCGACATACACGCTCAAACAAGGGCCCGTGAGCGCATAGAAACTCACTTATCCGAGCAGCGCGTGGAAAAAGAGCATCGGGCTAATCACGCGCACTTAGAGGGCCTTGCGAAGCAAAGATTGGACTTACAGCAAAGTTATGATAGGTTTGGCCGCAAGACCAATGCAGATAGGCCACAAGGCACGAAACTGAACATAGAGGTTTAGATATGGAAAAAATACTTGCTTGGAAGATCATGCCGCGTTTTATGATGCTGGTGATGTCGGTAATGTACATTCGCGTTTTGGAGTGGGGAATGAGCCTTGACGACTTGTCCACGCAACAATCCGCAATGATTAGTGTCTGCTCTGGGGCCATGACGGGCGCGTTTGCCGTTTGGTTGGGTTCTGAGAAATGAGTATCTTTACCGCGGCATTAGGGCCAATAGCCAATCTTGCGGGAAGTTGGCTGCAAGGCAAAGCCGATAAAAACGCTGCTGCTGCGGAGCTAAAGCTAACTGAGGCGAAGGCGAAAGCCCAGATATTATTGTCTGAAAAGACAAGCGTGGCCGACTGGGAGCGCATAATGGCAGAGGGTGCAAAATCCAGTTGGAAGGACGAATGGTTTGTAGTAATTCTGTCTATCCCATTGATTTTATGTTGGATTCCGGGAGCAGAAGGTTGGGTTGACCGCGGGTTTGCGCAGCTTTCTAAAGCTCCGGACTGGTATTTTTACAGCCTTGGAATTGCAATTTCAGCGAGTTTCGGTGTGCGCGGGGCACAGGCGTTCTTTAAGAGGAAATAATATGAGTAATTTTAAATTAAGCCAGCGTAGTCTGGACCGCATCGAAGGTATTGATGAAGAGTTATACACTTTGGTTCGCACGGCCATTCATAATACGCCGTATGACTTTGGCATTCCCCACCTTGGCGGTTTGAGAACGATAGAGGAGCAGCGTTCCCTTGTGGATTCCGGGGCTTCGAAAACTATGAAAAGCAAGCATTTGGATGGAATGGCTTTTGATTTTATGGTTTTTCTTGGGCCTAGAGTTTGTTGGGAACTAAAATTCTACGATGATGTTGGCGATGCTATTGTAAAAACAGCGCGTGAGCTTGGCATTAAACAGCTAAAATGGGGTGGTGCTTGGCATATTGACAACATCCTAGACTGGGGTGGCACAATGCTAGACGCACACAACGCGTATGTAGACGTTCGGCGCAAACAGGGCCGCACGCTCTTTGTGGACATGCCTCACTTCCAAAAAGGCTAAAAAGTTCTGGTACAAATGTATAAGACATGTTAGATAAACATCGTATGATGTAGGATAACGTGTGGTACTCAACTATGGACGACATTGCAGTCGTACAATTCGTGCAACGTTCTGTAAAAGAACGCAAAACAATGGTTCTTGATTTGTTGGAAAACAATGGAATTAAGAACATGGAGCATTATCAGCTGTGCATGGGCGAACTTAATGCTTTAAACTTTATCTCTCAGGAACTCTCGGGCCTGCTAGAAAAACAGGAGCAATTTGATGACTAAATCATCTGCCGCGGTAGATTTAGATGCCGCGAAAGCTGGTGTTGAGGCAATGTATGTCGCACCAGAAGAACGCGTTTTAGATCCGACAAAAGCGGATCAAAGCCTTTTAGAACGAATGCCTTCCCCAAGCGGATGGCGAATGCTTGTACTTCCATACCGGGGAAAAGGTCAGACTTCCGGGGGGTTGTATCTTCCAGACAAGGTTGTTGAAGATGGTCAGGTTTCTACCGTAGTGGGATACGTGATGAAACAAGGATCTCTTTGTTATAAAGATGCGGATAAGTTTCCGGATGGTCCGTGGTGTAAGGCCGGGGACTGGGTAATTTTCGCACGATATGCGGGATCTAGGTTTCGTATTGAAGGCGGCGAAGTCCGTATTATTAACGACGATGAAATTCTTGGGGTTATTTCAGATCCCGAAGATATCATAAGCTTGTAAGGAGGGCGGAATGGCCGAAGCAGAACAACTTGAACAGGAAACTACTGAGGCGGAAGTTACCGAGGTAGAGGTTACAGAAGAGCCACGAATTCAATCGGAGTCTTTTTCTTCTCCGGAAGAATCTGAAAGCTCTGGTGAAACGGAGCAAGAGCAAGAGGTTAAAGGCGCGCAGAAGCGCATTAACCAGCTTACTAAAAAAATGCGCGATGCGGAAAAGCGGGAAAAAGAAGCTATTCGCGTAGCCCAACAAATTCAAAACGAGGCGACGCAGTTAAAAGCGCGAATGCAGCAATTAGATAATGGCTACATTGAGCAGTTTGGTAAAAGCCTTGAAATTGAGACAAATCAAGCGGAAGCGACGTTAAAAAGGGCCATCGAAGTTGGGGATTCGGACGCTATTATTTCTGCTCAGCGTCAATTGTATGAGCTAAACGGCCGTTCGCAACAACTACAGGTTGCACAGCAACGAAAAAGACAGGAGGCGGAAGCGGCGCAATGGCGCGCTCAAAACCCTCAAGCGGCGCAGCAACAGCAAGTAGCCCAACAACAAGCGATTCAACAGCAACAACAGCCGCAGCAAGTGCGTCGTCCGGATGCAAAAGCCGAGGATTGGGCCACGCGCAATTCGTGGTTTGGAGAAGATCAAGCAATGACTTTTGCAGCGTTTGGTATTCACAAAAAGCTTGTGGAGGACGAAGGGTTTGACCCGCAGGATGATTCCTACTATACTGAACTAGACCGGAGACTTCAGACGGAGTTTCCGCAGAAACTCGGTTCCAGCAAACGGCCCGCTCAGACGGTCGCTGGTGTAAGCCGCGCAAGTAATGCTTCTGGGCGCAGTAGAAGGGTCAAACTCACCCAGACCCAAGTTGCAATAGCTAAAAAATTGGGTGTGCCGCTAGAAGAATATGCGAAATACGTGAAGGATTAACGAATATGTCAGATACAACGAAAAAAGATCGTTTTGAGGGCATAGATCGTGCGCCTCGCGCTAACAAAACTAGGGAAAAAACGGCTGCTAGAAAGCCGTGGGCTCCCCCGTCAATGCTTGATGCTCCCCCTGCGCCGGAAGGCTATAAACATCGTTGGATCCGTGCGGAAACACGCGGTTTTGATGATCGGAAGAATATCAGTGCGAAACTCAGAGAAGGCTGGGAATTGGTTCGTCAGGACGAATACCCCGATTTTGAGGCGCCTGTTGTTGATACAGGGAAATATGAAGGAGTGTTTGGGGTGGGCGGACTGCTTCTTGCAAGGATACCTTTGGAAACAGTTGCAGAACGGACCGATTATTTTGCTCAACGAAATAACGATCAAATGCAAGCTGTGGACCATGATATGCTGCGTGAGAATGCACATTCAACCATGACGATTACTAACCCTGATCGTCAATCTCGTGTAACCTTCGGTGGCCCTCGTAAATAGGGGCTGCCCTCTTAGGAGAAAAATCAAATGGCAAATGCTAATACTGCCTATGGTCTTCGTCCTATCGGGCTAGTTGGTGCTGCGGCTAATACTACTGGTGTAACCCAGTATGAAATCGCGTCCAACAACACTAATGCTATTTTTCAATACTCTCTTTGCGTTCCTTTGGCCGCAGGGGTTATTGACCAAGCCGGTGCTACTAATGGTGGTACTACGCAAGCGTTAGGTGTCCTGATGGGTGTAGAATACGTGGATTCGGTTTCAAAGAAGCCCGTGTTCATTAACTACTGGCCCGGTTCTGGCTCTGTAAGCGTTGACACTAATCATCCTGTCAAAGCTTTTGTAGCAGATAACCCGAACCAACTGTTTCAAGTCGCGTCAGACGCGTCTTTAACAGACCGCGCAACTGCACAAGCGGCCGTTTTCGCAAACGCGTCTTTGGGCACTTCCGCACGCACCGGATCTACCTCAACGGGTAATTCCAACTCTGCATTGGGTGTATCTACAATCAACACCACGGCAACCCTTCCGCTCCGTATTGTTGGCATCATGGACGATGAAGCTAACAGCGATTATACCGCGGCGGGTATTCCGATGATTGTACGCATTAACGCGCACTTCAATGCTCCAACCAGCCGTTTCGATTCGCAGACCACCGCGACATCGACAGGCATTTAAGGAGGGATATAGAATATGGCTATTTCTCGCGCACAACTAGCGAAAGAGCTAGAACCCGGCCTTAATGCGCTATTTGGGTTGGAATATGATCGTTACGAGAACGAGCATTCTGAAATTTTTGACGAAGAAAGCTCGGACAGAGCTTTTGAGGAAGAAGTTATGCTCGGAGGCTTTTCTACGGCGCCAGTAAAAGGTGAGGGTTCATCCATCAGCTTTGACGACGCACAGGAAACCTACACTGCTCGTTACTCTCACGAGACTATTGCACTTGCCTTCTCTATTACAGAGGAAGCGGTGGAAGATAACTTGTATGACCGCTTGTCTGCGCGTTATACGCGGGCTCTTGCACGGTCAATGTCTCAAACCAAGCAAATCAAAGCTGCGGCCGTGTTGAACAACGCGTTTACCGCAGGCGCTTCCGCTATTGGCGATGGTGCAGCACTTTGTTCTGCGTCTCACCCAACTTTGTCTGGAAACCAAACTAACCTTTTGGCAACTGCGGCAGACTTAAACGAGACGTCTTTGGAGCAAATGCTTATTGATATTGCAGGTTTAACCGACGAGCGTGGTCTTAAAATTGCGGTTCGTGGAATGAAACTTATCATTCCAAAAGAATTGCAGTTTATTGCAGAGCGAGTGTTGAACTCAAATCTGCGTCCGGGCACTGCGGATAACGACACCAACGCAATGAAAAATATGGGTATGTTGCCCGACGGAGCGGTTGTAAACCACTTCCTGACAGACAGCGACGCATATTTTATCAAAACTGATGCGCCAAACGGTTTCAAATACTTTAACCGTTCGCCAATTAAAACTGCAATGGAAGGTGATTTTGACACTGGAAACATGCGGTTTAAGGCACGTGAGCGTTATAGCTTTGGTGTTTCAGACTGGCGGTCTGTTTTCGGTACACCCGGAGCGTAAAATATGTTATAGTGGGGCGGAGTATTTCATACTCTCCTCCCTTATAACTGGGGCAACCTCGGTTGCCCCTTTCTTTTTTTGTAAATCTCCTGTACTGTTTCAGCATCCCTGACAGGCGCATTGGGCGTCTGACACAACCCACGACAGGAGATTGACATGGGTACGACTACTTTTTCTGGTCCTATTAAAGCCGGTACAATTAAAGAAACTACCGGAACATCATTAGGCACTAACATTAAAAACACTGGTCAAGTTGTTATGGCGCAGACTTTTGCTGCTGATTTATCCGGTGGAGCGTTAGCCGCAGTGGTGACGGACGTTGTAATACCGGCAAATTCACAAATTATTGACTGTGTAATTGATGTAATTACCGCGGCGAATACTACTACCAACTTGAGTGTTGGTGACACGGTAGGTGGCGCGGCTACAATTTTAAACACGTTCGCAAGTGGCACCACAGCGGGCCGAAAGTATCCAACTACGGAGGCTGGCGCGGCGTTAGCTTGGGAAGATACGGGTACGGCGGACATTCGTTTAACGGTAACGTCTTCTGCGGGAACAAATGCCGGCGAAGTACGCTTTACTATTTTGTACCAGCAAAACAATAACCTAGCGTAATAAAGGGGGCTACTCATGGCGGGTTCTGATGTAAGAGCAAAACGCTTGGCCGCAACGGGTTCTGCCGGAGTAGGCCCGGCAAGGATTAGGCAGGTTCAAGTAAAAACTACCAGCGGAAGCCCTCGTTTAACCATTTCAGATGGTAACGGGGGCAGCACGGTGTTGGACATGGACTTAGATGCCTCGGACACGCATTCGGTAAACATTCCGGATGAAGGTATTCGTGTAAGTGACATTTATATTGCTACGTTTACCGCGTGTACCTCGGTAACAGTTTTCTTTAGCTAAATTATGGCTGATAGGCGAAAAGAAAAGCCGATAAAACGTAGCACCAAGGGCAAAGGTGCTAATTATCGGAAGACGTCTAAAGGCGCGGGGATGACTGAAAAAGGCGTTAAAGAGTATCGGCGCAAAAACCCCGGATCTAAACTAAAGACGGCTGTAACGGGCAAGGTCAAAAAGGGCAGTAAGGACGCTAAGCGCCGCAAGTCTTTTTGCGCGCGTTCAGCGGGTCAAATGAAAAAGTTTCCAAAAGCGGCTAAGGATCCAAACAGTCGTTTGCGGCAAGCTAGAAAACGGTGGAAATGCTAATGGCATATTCAAAAAAGTCAAAAAAGTCTTCTTCAAAAAGCAAGGGCAGTAAAATTTGTCCTGCTGGAAAAGCGTGGGCCGAAAGAACGTTTGATACATACCCGTCAGCATATGCAAATATGGCGGCGTCCAAATACTGCAAAGACCCCAACTACGCAAAAAAATCAAAAGGAAAGAGCAGTGGGCGGCGAACTAGCTAGATGGCGAAAGCAAAAATGGGTTAGGATTGATAGCTCCGGCAATATTGCGGGAGAATGCGGGACGTCTAAAGACAAAAAAAACCCAGACAGGTGTTTGCCCATAGCCAAAGCCCGTTCTTTGTCAAAAAGCCAACGTAAATCTACGGCTGCAAAAAAGAAGCGCGAAGGTAAAAAGGGCAAAACTAACGTAAAAAACACAAAAGCAGCCGAAGTAACGTATGCTGCTACGGGGGGAGAAATACGCTCTACAAAGCCTAAACGCCCGTATAACGGGTCGTCTAAAAACGGTTCTGTAGTAGCCCGGGGCTGCGGAAAGGTGATGGCTAATCGCCGTAAGCACACCAAAGGATCGGTGTCGCGGGCATGAATATAGAGTTTTTCGATCAAAAAGTAGAGGCGGTTATTGTAAAAGAGTTGTTGCAATGGTCCCGAGATGTTTTGGAAAAACCTAACGCGTATTTTAATGATTTGCCGCCTTGCCCTTATGCCAAACAGGCGTGGGCGGAGGACCGTGTTGCGATACTTTTTAAATACGATAATTCATACCAAACGCTTTATAAGTGCATTTCTGAGTTTGACGACGGTTTTGACTTGGCCATAATTGTGGATCTTGCAGATAAAAAGTCTGCGGAAGATTTTCACGATTATTTATATGATTTAAACACCGTTATTTCTGAGGGCATGTTTATTGACCGCGATATTTGGTTAATGGGGTTTCACCCGGAAGACGAGGAAAATGAGTTTGTTGAAGACATAGATTTTGAGCCTTTAACCGATACGGAATACAGTTTAATTTTCATACAACGGCTATCGAAGGTACAAAAGTCTTCGGACAGCTTGGTTAAAACAGGTTACTATGATACATATAAGGATGAGTATAACGCTCAAGAGTTAATGGACCGTAGAAAACAACTTTACAGGAGACTGCAAAATGGCAATGCGACCTAAAAAAATGCGCGGCGGCGGCATGGTAAAAAAGATGCGCGGCGGCGGCATGGTAAAAAAGATGCGTGGTGGCGGCATGGTAAAAAAGATGCGCGGCGGTGGGGCGGTTAATAAACGAGCTAAGAAGCGGAGCTAGTCATGGCGGTTTCCGGTACGAAGGCGTTTGAGTTAGACGTCACCGAATATATAGAAGAGGCGTTTGAGCGGTGTGGCCTAGAGGTTCGCACTGGTTACGACATTCGTACCGCGAAACGATCTTTAAACCTTATGTTGGCAGAATGGGCCAACCGCGGGTTGAATCAATGGACTATTGCGCAAACGCAGGTTACTGTTGTTCAGGGTCAAACGGACTATTCGTTGGGGGCAGATACCATTGATGTGTTGTCCGCGGTGGTTCGTAACGATAGTGTGGATTATGGTATTCAACGTGTAAGCCGTGACGAATATCTTAATATTCCTACAAAAAGTTCGCAATCTCGGGTGTCGCAATTTTTTGTAGATCGGCAAATAAACCCCACTTTAAAGGTTTGGCCGGCGCCCAATAACAGTACGGATATTTTGATTTTTGATCGGTTAGTTCGCATGGACGACGCGGATACTCCGATTAATACGATGGAATTGCCGTTTCGGTTTTACCCATGTTTGGCGGCAGGATTGGCTTATTACATTGCCATGAAGCGTGCGCCTGATCGGGTGCAGCTTTTAAAAGCGGTGTACGAAGAAGAGTTTGAGCGCGCGGCAACTGAGGATCGGGACCGGGCGTCATTTAACGTTCAACCCAGTTTGGACTATTATCGGATAAATTAATGAGCAAGTACGCATTAGGCAAAAACGCATATGGCATATCGGACCGTTCTGGTTTTCGGTATCCTTTGGGCCGAATGCGTAAAGAATGGACGGGCATGATCGTCGGGTATGACGAGTGGGAGGCCAAGCAGCCTCAATTAGAGCCCCGTCGGAAGGTAATTGATGCGCAAGCGTTAAAGGATCCTAGACCGGACAGAGTGGAGCCGTTAGACGTTTACGTGGGCGTGCCTCTTGTAGAAAACCCTAATCTTCATTCGCCTAATGCGTTTGGGTTTGTTGGAAGTGTGACGGTGACAACATGAGTTTTACATACGCGGAACTTAAAACAGCTATTCAAGATTATACGGAAAACGATGAAACAACGTTTGTAAATAATTTGCCGTTGTTCATACGGTTGGCCGAAGAGCGCATACTTAAAAATGTTCAATTAAGTTTGTTTCGTAAAAATGTTAGCGGCGCGATGGCGACGGGCAATCAATACTTAGCCATGCCCAGTGACTTTTTAAGTCCGTTTTCACTGTCTTTTGTGGATGCAAATTCAGACATGACGTTTTTGGAATTTAAGGACGTAGACTTTGTGCAGACGTACAACCCGGATCCTACGACCACTGGAAACCCTAAATATTATGCCGCGTTTGATGTGAGCAATTTTATTTTGGGGCCAACACCCAATGCTGCGCGTGCGGTAGAATTGCATTACTTTTATCGTCCGGCGAGTCTAACAGCCGGAGCCGATACGGGCACTACGTGGCTAAGTGAAAATGCCGAGTTGGCTTTGTTGTACGGTAGTTTGGTTGAAGCCTACACGTATATGAAAGGGGATCCTAACCTAATGCAATTATATAATCAGCGTGTTATGGAGGCGTTGGGTAGGTTGAAAAACCTTGGCGAAGGGCAAGAGACTACGGATCAATATCGTAGTGGAACATTACGGATACAGAGAACATGAAAAGGAGGCTTTAAATGGCTTTTAATGGAAACTTTCTGTGTACTAGCTTTAAGAAAGAGCTTCTTGAGGCTGTTCACAATTTTAAAAACTCGGGCGGCAGCACTTTTAAAATTGCGCTATATACTAATAGCGCATCGTTTGATGCTGCAACAACGGCTTATACTACAAGTAACGAGATAACTGGAACGGGTTACACGGCGGGCGGTAATACTTTGACAAGAGTGGACCCCACATCTTCCGGCACCACGGCATTTACGGACTTTGCCGATACCACGTGGTCTTCTTCGACTATTACGGCGCGTGGGGCATTGATTTACAATGACTCCGCGTCAGGAAATCCCGCGGTAGCTGTTTTAGATTTTGGCGCGGATAAAACGTCTACCAACGGCGATTTTACTGTTGTATTTCCAACGGCGGACGCCAGTAACGCTATTATTCGGATAGCCTAATGACCGATGTTATCGTCCCCTTTTCTGGTTGGGGCCGAGGAACGTGGGGCCAGCTTGCCTTTGGCGAAGGCTCTATTACGAATACGGGTGCCGTTGGAGGGGTTGGCTCTGTAACAATAGTCGCAGAGGCCAATGTCCCTGTGACGGGGCTACAAGCCGCGGGTTCCGTTGGCGGCGTAACCGTTGTTGCAAAGGCCAACGTCAATCCAACGGGCGTTTCTGCGACAGGTGAAGTTGGCTCTGTAACTGTTATTGAGGGCGTGGGCGTTAATGTAAACGTTACGGGCGTTGCCGCTACTGCTTCTGTTGATTCTGTAACGGTAATTGGTGCCGCCGTTGTCTCCGCTACTGGAGTAGCGGGCACCGGTGCCGTAGGCTCTGTCGTAGTCACCGCCGATTCAATAACGTCTGTTACGGGCGTTGCCGCTACTGCTTCTGTTGGTGCAGTCACTACAACGGCTGACGCCAATGCCCCCGCGACGGGCGTTGCCGCTACTGCTTCTGTTGGAACAGTAGAGGTAGGAATATTTGTTACTGTAAACGTCACGGGCGTTGCCGGAACGGGTCAAGTTGGTGCCGTAGAAACTAACGCTAATGCAGACATTCTTGTGACGGGAGTCTCTGCAACAGGTATTGCAGGTCAGGTTCTTGTTTGGGGAACCATTGTTCCAAATCAAAATCCGGGCTATACTCCGGTTACACCATCTTCCACCCCAGCATGGAGTGACGAAACACCGTCTCAAACTCCGGGCTGGGATGACATAGCAGCATAGGAAAAAATTATGCCTAGTACATATACACTGAATAACGGTATCGAACTCATTGGCACAGGGGAACAGTCTGGCACATGGGGCGATACAACGAACACGAACTTTGAATTGTTGGACACATCCCTAGATGGTCAAGTTTCCGTAACTCTAAGTGCTACGGGATCAACAGGTTCCCCTAACACACTTCCAGTTAGCGATGGCGCAGCTTCTAACGGGCGCAATCGCTTGGTTATTTTTGGAGATAGCGGGGATATTGGCGGCACAGTGTATGTGCAGCTTACTCCGAATGACGCGGAAAAGATTATATATGTGCGCAATAACCTGTCTGGTTCGCGCAGTATTTTGCTTTTCCAAGGGACATATAACGCGAGTAATGACTATGAGGTGCCTGCGGGTACGACAGCGGTTGTGTTCTTTAACGGTGCGGGTTCTGGCGCGGTAGCCGCGAATGTATTTAACAATGCGTTTTTTGACAGTCTGCGGTTGGGTTCGGTTTCCGTCACTGCAATTTTAGATGAAGACAACATGGCCTCGAACAGCGCCACTGCGTTGTCTACTCAACAGTCAATCAAGGCGTATGTTGATAGTCAGGTTGGCACGGTTGATACGCTTGCCGAGATTCTTGCTAACGGCAATACGACTGGCGGTAATGACATCGTATTTAGTGCAGGGGACAATATTACCAACGCTTCTGGCGATCTAACCATTGATGTAGCTGGCGATATTATTCTTGATGCTGATGATGGAGATATACAGTTTAAAAATGGTGGCACTCTTTTTGGCTCTATAAACTCTGATGCTTCTTCTCCTCAAGCTATGCGTATACAAGCTCATGCTACAGATGGAGATATAGTTTTTAAAGGCAGTGACGGTGGTGGAACAATAACTGCTCTTCAACTTGATATGTCTGAGGCTGGTACAGCTATCTTTAACCATGATATAACGTTACCTGATAATGGCAAGGCCATCTTTGGTGCGGATAATGATCTTCAAATCACACATTCTGGCTCTGCTGGTACGATTACAAATGCTACAGGTAATTTAACAGTAGATGTTGCAGGAGATATTGAATTAAACGCTGATGGTGGAGATTGGTTATTTTACGATGGCTCGGTAACACTAGGTAGCATCCAAAACGATGGTAGCGATAATATTATCTTTATGTCTAATACTAATGATAAAGACATTAAGTTTTTAGG